TCTTCATAATTTTCTGGAATTTTTTTCTTTCTAAATTCTATCCATCTTTTCATCAATTTTAACATACCTTTTCTTGATATTTCTGCCTTTCCTTCCTCATTATCTGGATCAAACACCCAATAAATATGAACCTTATCTTTAAGAAAATCTGCTCCCCATACTTGACCATCTAGTCCTGAATATTTTCTTTTATCTAACTCTCCACATATTTCAGTTAAATTACTTTCAAAATTACTAATATCATTTATATAACATCCTATGATATTTTCATTTTGATTATTACTTACAGAATCACAAACAAGTATAATCTTATCTTTCTTATAGATACTTTTATCAATTAATTTTAAATATCCAAATCTAAATTTCATTTACTACTCTCCCAATCTAAATATATTATCATTTTAATAAAATTTTCTCTAATCTTATATTATAGTAATGGATAAGCTGTTATATTTGAAGCTATATACCCTTCTATACCTATTCCTGATGGATTTACCGTATTTTCTATAGCATTTCCTAAATCTTCAACTTCATTTTTAGTTTTTTGTAATTATAGTTTAATTTCTACAAAAAAGCCCGAACTTGTAAAAAGTTGAGGGCTTTTTTGTTGGGGAAGTATATTTTTGTTATTTATTTGTTACTTATTAAAATTATTTATTTTTAGACATCAATAAATAATAGCTATAAAATAACAAAGTTGAAATTAAAATAACAAATGTTATATAACAAAAAAGCAGGAAATTAATCCTGCTTTATTTTTTTTATAATTATACATTCTTTTTCTTCATCAAATACTATTTCAGCTTCTCTATTTTCAACTGAAAAGCCTAATTTATCAGACCAAGATTTTGGAATACTTATCCTAGTTGATAAACTTCCATGTCCATCTTTATTAAAAATCATCTTTACTGTTCTAATTTCTTTTCCCATTCCTTCCACCTCTTAAAAAAGAGGCTATCAAATTTTTTCAAGTAAGTCAACTATTATTTTTTCATCTTCTGAAATAAGATGAGTGTATGTTGCTATCGTAAGAGCTGGATCCGCATGTCCTAATCTTTTTTGAACTAACTGAATCGGAACTAAATTCCTTATTAACATTGTTGCATGACTATGTCTTAATCCATGTGCAGATATTTTTACTCCCAAAAAATTTGCACTTTTCTTTAGTAAATCTTTAGCAAAAACAGTTGTTCTTGGACTTCCATCTTCATAAGAAAATAAAAACTCATCTCTGTTTTTATGCTTTAGTTCAATAAAATCTTTTAATTTTTGTGCTAAATTCTTATCTATTTTTATGGTTCTATTAGAGCATGGAGTTTTTGTTGGTGCTAATTCCCATTTCCCTTTTATATCACAGTATAGAGATTGATTTATTCTAATCTCTGCACTATCAAAATTAATTTTATAAACCTGCAAAGCTTTAGCTTCTGAATGCCTTAGTCCTGTTTTAAATAACAATTCTAAAAATAAAATTTTCTCATCTAAATCTGTGTGTCTAGTTTGAGTCTTAGCAATTTTTATCAATTGCTTGAATTGATTTTCAGTAATAACACTAATTGAATAAGTATTCTTTACTTTTATATGTATTATTTCTTTATAAAAATCTGAATTAATATAATTGTTTTTATAAGCATATTCTAAAACGCATCTACATCTAGCATTCCAATGAGCCACAGTACTTTGTGAAAGTCTTTCTAACATTTTTGATAAATGATTTTCTATTGTTTCTTTGTTAATCTCTTTTATATCTACATCTAATAATTTATTACATTGATAAGCAAAAGATTTTTTATGACTAATGGATGTGCTTGCTCTTACAGATAATCCCCAACTTTTGAAATATTCTTCCATAACTTCTTTGAAAGTCATTTTCAACATCTCCTTATTTTAAAGAGAGACAGTTTTAAAAACCATCTCTCTTATATTAATTATTTGCCAAATTGAATTTCTTTTTCTCTTTTCATGTCTAAAATAACTGATTTTGCATTTCTAAAAAAATCTTGTGTTACTCTACTATCTATACTATCTAAAGATTTATCAAATTTTACAATGTATAAATCTCCAATTATTTTTTCACTATCACTGCAATTATATTCATAAGTGCTAGGTTTATGAAGTTCATCACTTGTGAACTTTACTCCTTTTTCTTTTATAAAATATTCTCTTATTTCTTCTTCAGTTAAACAGTTTTCTCTAAAATATTTAGTTTCATAAACTCCTCTTTGAATATTACAAAACATTTCAACATCTTTTTTATTAATAACTAAATATTCTATATCTCCTACTTTTTTTAAAATAAAAACTTCTTTCATTCTTATCACTCCTTGTATTTTTTATTTAGAAGTGATATAATTATCTTGCTGAAGGAGTAACTATATCACTTCTTGAATTGGATTTGCTATTTATTTAGTAGATCCTTTTTTAATTTTCTTTTTTGTATTCTTTTTCTAATTCATACATTTCTTCAAAACTTATAACTCTTCCTAATTCTGCATACCCACTAAAATCTTCTCTTACACTTGCTTCTCCACAGTCTACAGAAGTTTTTGGGAAATCTTCCATTAATCCTTCTGTTAGTTCTCTCCATTCTGCATAAATTCCTTTTAAGTTTTTCATTTTAAATCCTCCTAATTTTTATTATTTACCGTAACGGTATTTCTGTATAAGTATAATATCATATTACCGTTACGGTGTCAATACTTTTTTTATTTTTTTTAAAATATTTTTTTATAATAGATGAAATCATATGTTGAGCAATAAAAAAAGAGGGTAGGATTTTTTCCTACCCATTATTTTATGAATTTCTTAATCTCCTCCATATCTTTTTTTAATTCTGATTGATCCTTTTGCATTGCTTCAAGTTGATTAACTATTTTTTGCATAGTGTTTCTAAAAAGTTCAAACGTTTTACTATCTTTCCATAAAAAGTAAAGCAATAGACCTCCAGGAATTCCATAATTTTTTAATACATATTCTACTATTCCTAAAAATTGTTCCATATAATCACCTACAATCCTAACACTTTATTCCAATAATTATAATATTCTCTTGCCTCCTTAGTATGATCTACTATTGCCCTATCTTTATAACCTTCATTTAGTAATTTAGGTTTCCAAGATGTTTCACCAAAGCATCTGACAGCTATATAAAATCTTCTTATAGTTCTTTTATCAATTCCAGTTTCTTGCATAATACGTCTAAATATTTTATCTGAAAGAGTTCTATTTATACCAGTATTGTTATAACAGCTATATAAATAGTCATGCACAACAGCAGCATTAATATATTTACTATAAGGATTATATAACCATTGTAAAGAATGAGGCACTGATGCCCCATCCGTTACAAAACCTTTGAAAACTTTTATATCATAGCCATTTACACTATAAATATAATCTTGCATTAAAACTGCTTTCCCATTTGAAATTGGTTCTAGGATTAATTTAGTTTTCTCCATCTTCCTCATTTCCTTTTATATCTATCTTGTAACCATTAGCAAAGATATCAGAAAACTTTTGCAATGTCTTTTCTATAATGTCTATCATTCTTTTTCTACTAATAAATTTTATAATTATAATTCTTGCTACCCAAGGTAAACTTGAAGTTCTAAATAGTATAAAATTTACTGCAGCTTCTAATTTCTTTCCATTTTCTCCATGATTAAAACTTTCTTCTGCAAAAATTACTGATTGTCTAAATAGATTTACATACTGTTTTCTATTGTAAATAAGATAAACTAAAATTATTCCTGCTACTGCTAACCATAACCATTGTTCCATACTAAAACCTGCTAAATATCCTATTGCTTGATTAATAAAATCTTTCATAATTAAAACCTCCTAAAATTTTTATAATAAATTTGTCTGGCCAGACTGTTTATTAAATATTTTCTTTTATAAAATTAACAAATAAATCTACAACATCTTTTTCCACAGAAAACTTCAAAGATTCATCATTGTTGCTACCAAAGAAAGGCTCAACCAGTATGTAAGTGTCTTTTGATTTACATATTCCATAACCTCCCCTAGTTTTAGAATCTTGAATTAAGATTAAACCTCTTGTAGTTTCTTTCTTTTCTGTTGTTAATTCTTTTCCATTTACAACCTTAATTTCTTTTAAAGTATTTTCTTTGGTTCTTATCTTACTACCAAACTTGTTTTGCAATCTAGCCATAAAATCTGTTGCTAGTGCCTTAGCTTTATTATTTCCACAGTAGACTAAACATTCACAACCATTGGCTTGCTCACTTGCTGCTGCATTAAAGTGAAGTTCAATACAGAACTTATAATCATTCTTGTTAAGTTCTTCCAGTACTTCAAACATTTCTCTTGTGTAATATTGATTTGGCTTTCTCTCATATACATCTACCATTAATGGAATTTCAGTTTTTATTTTTTCTGATATTCTTTTCCAATAATCATATTCAGAGCCAACTATTTGTGAATATGCTCCTTTACTTCTTTGATTATGCCCTATTATTAATGCTACTTTCATTTTTTACCATCTCCTTTATAAAAATTATTAAAATGACCTCGTAATTTGCTATTTAAAGCCATTAAAAAAAGGTAGCTATATAAAACTACCTTTAATAATAGAAACTCTTTAAATTAGCCTTTTGCTAGTGCATTGTGTATTTCTTTTCTTTTGTTCTCAAACTCGGCTTTTGTCAACTCTTTTGGATTCTCTTTAGTCTTGAAATAGTTTTCTGTATCATAGACTGATTGAGTAAAAGTTTTCCCATAACTAGCTAAAATTAAAGATTGCTCTAAATCTAATTTTAATCCAAAATTATCTTCAAAATACCAAGTGATTGGTTTATCTAATCACTTTTTCCAACATAAAAGATTGGGGAATTATTGAATTACCTGACAAAAAAGTTATTTTGGTATTCAAAAAAAGAGTTCCATTCTCTTTAAATAAATATGTTTTTGAACTCCCATTTAAAATAGAAAATGAAATTATTTTAGCAAGCTCAGAAGACATTAATAATCAAGTCCTTTTCACTGCTAGCAAAGTAAATAATGAAATTCAAGTGAAAAGATGGCCAGATACAATAGCAAGCGGTAGTAATGTTGTTAATATTTTTATAATTGCTAATAAGATTACAGCTTAGGTTAAATAATGCTTCTTGTTAGGATCTAAGTTCAACGATTTATTTTAGTATTCATATAATAAACTAATTAATTTTCCTTAGATCCCAATAAAAGTATTAGTAAGCAGTGCTTGTCTATTAATTACTAGCTATAAAAAACTTTAGTAGTATAAGCACTAAAAGCTATAATATTTGAAGAAATAATACCGTTTTTAATAGAAATTTTGTGAGGTTGATAAAAATATATATTTTGAGAATTCCCAATCATATAAGTTAAAAAATCTCCATTTAAAGTTAAATTATTTCCAAAATTATAGATTAATCCATCATTCCCTACTCTAAAATTAGATTTTACTAGTAAATAGCCATTAATTATTGTATTAGTATCATTACGATAGTTTATAACAATTGTAAAATTAGAAGTATCCACCTCTATAACTTTGATTAAATTTTCCAGACTATTAATTTTATATAATATCTTTATCAATTTATTGGAGGGATATTATGAATTTAGTAGTATTAGAAAATTTTAAAAAGGAAAATGTAGAAATTTACTTAGAATATCTTAACAGTTGCAAAAGTAGCAACTGGGAGACATGGGAAACAACTTATAAAACATATTGTAATAATTTTAAGTTGTTTTTGGTATGGTTTCAAAAAGCTTATAAAAATAGACTACTTCTTAGTAAGGATACACTGATAGAAATGCCAACAATAATAGAAAGTTACAGAAATTATTGTAGAAACTTAGGTAATTCTAAAAGGACTTTGATGAACAAAACTACGGCAATATCTACTTTTTATGCTTGGTGTGTTAGAAGAAATAAAATCAAATATCATCCATTTTCAGAGAAATTAGATAGGTTAAGATTTACAGAAAAAGATAAAATTAGAAAAAGTTATTTTTTAACAACAGAACAAATATTAACAGTTAGGCTTTATATGCAGGTAGAAAACAAAAAATATGATTTACAAGATAGAATTCTATGGGAACTATTTCTTGATAGTGCCTGTAGGATATCAGCCATTCATAGCTTAAAATTAAGTCAATTAGACTTAGAAAATGGATATTTCAAAGATGTTAAAGAAAAGGAGGGATATGTAGTAAATGCCTTCTTCTTTAATAAATGTAAGGAATTACTTAAAGAATGGTTGAAAGAGAGAGAAGAAAAAGAAATAGAATCTGAATACTTATTTATAGCAAAATACAAAGGAAAATATGCTCAAATGACACAAGGAGCTATTCGTGGAAGAATAAAGAAGCTAGGAAAAATTTTAGGAATAGAGGATCTATATCCTCACACTCTTAGAAAAACTAGCATTAATTTAATAAATAATTTAGCTGGACTAGGATTAGCTTCAAGTTATGCTAATCATTCTAGCAGTGGTGTCACAAGTAAACACTATATTCAAAAAGTAAGTGCTACTGAAATAAGAAATACTCTTATTGTAGCAAGGAAAAAATTAGGTATTTTTTAATAAAAAGTATAGAGATTTTTAAATTTATTCAGTTTTTTATATTTAAAAATGCGATTTTGAGTATCTTATATATAAAATTCTTAAAAATTATATTTAAGAAAAAGTATAAAAATATGCTCAAA